ATTCTTCATGAAGTATTCATTATTAATATTAGTCGCTTGACATGCCTCTTCGTAAGTGGATATGCCAGTGGCTTGTTGTCCTTTTGGAGAACGTGCCACCCAGGCCGGGATATCAAGTATCATACCATAGTCCATGTACGCATCCATCCACGCCAATACTTGTTCACGTTTCTTTTGTGCTTTAGGACATGCAGGATTTTTCCAATCTCCCTCCCATACGCCTTTGCCGATTTGAAATCCCCCAGAGTCACCTAACAACCATGTATTGTCACGATCTCTGTTTCGGATCATATCTTCTTTGGGGACATCTTTATTGATATCAAGTTCAGCGTGTCCGGCAGAATACAAACTCCAATTGTATTGGAACATGCTTTTATCTTTGTTGAGCCAATTCATTGATTCAACATTGTTAGGAAAATGTTTAGGTATGCGATTGTTATCTACATATTCTTCGTATCGTTGTTTTCCAATAAAAGTTGCAAAAAATCCACTGATTGCAGGGAGAAACACTGCAAAGTCAGATTGCTGTTCAGTGAGATTAGTGTGCATGTATTACTTGCTTTGTGCAGGCAAAATGTATTGATATTTGGCTAGTCCAGAATCAAGTGTTATTTGTGCCGCTCCATCGTCCGAAAAGGACACTTCACAGTCATTCGATTCAATCAACTTTAATATCTGCGTAAATTGAGCAACTGGCCATGACCAGGATTTTTCCAATTTGCCTGTTATTCCTTGTGCAAAGACAAATTCACCAGCGTGTGATGATGCGTCGCCAAATATAAATTTTAGTTTATCCCCATCTGTTGACACTGTAAAAACATTTTCTTCAGAGTTTGCTTGTGCTTGGAAGTTTAATCTTTGAACATCAGGCATAGTAGGCTTGAGTGTTACATGCCAATTGACTCCTCTAAATTTAACTGACTTTAATTTTTCGTTGACTATCTCAGCATTCATGAATCGATAATCATTTTTAAAATCCTTGTTGTCATTTTCAAAATGTAAACCAACTGGCACTGTTTCGCCATTACGTTCTTGTGTGTTAATTGTTATCTCAGCGTTATCTTTGTAAACAGGCAGTTTAAGTAAAATATCAAGCTTAGATAGATTAGGCATTCCAAATGTGCCGTTGAACTCTCCGACTGGTTTGCCAAACGATGCTTTTACAACCACTGATCTATCTTCAGCCATTGCATCAAGCTCCGTTGTTTTATCATCGCCAACAATTTTAACAAGGTCAATAAATCCTAAAGAATGTGTATGCTGTACGATGTCATGTAGTGTATCTTTCATGTGTGTTTCTCCTAAGTGTTATTATAAGTGTAATTAGATCAAAAGTCAATTCATTTTGTGTTTTTGATCTGTTCAATTCTTGTTAGATGATCTTTGATGCTGGTTTTTTCACCAGGCTTGGTAAGAATGGCAAAAGAATAAAAACTATCAATATGATAAAAATTTGTAGATAAGTCTTGTTCAGATGCAAAACTTTTAAACAAATCCTCATTTACATATGTAATTTTATGATCTACTACTGATCGCCATTCTGCTTCACCATCTCCATCACTGAAATGTATTAGAGCTTGACCACCAGGCCTCAACACTGCCCTGATAGACTCCATTAAATTTTTTATCTGTTCAATACTAATATAGGGCACAAAGTCTACAGAAATAAGTGTGCCTATTTGATTGTGTGGCACATATCTGTCTCTTATGTGTCCAGTGAATTCTAAAGGCTTTGCCCTGAACATGTTTGGATTGGATTCACCTTTCTTTGATAAGGCATTTAACACATAATTTTTAATTTTTTTATCATCAAATATGTTAGTGCAGACATATACCAGATGTGACCTTACAGCATGTTCTACATATTTCAAGTCATTTGCACAGAGATAGCACCAAGGATATCTCCAATCAGTCTGCTTCACACACCAATTTTTAATAAAATTTTTAACAGAGTCAGGATGTTTATGTTTAAGTCTCCTTACATATGCACTTGTGAATCCATACAGTTGTGATTTGCCTTGGTCTTTTACCAACGCTGTAATTTTAGACTCTGTGGACTCCATTAGATCTTTTGCAACACTTATAGAATCTTGTATTTCTTTTTTAAGGCCTATAAAATCTTCTTCACAAGCATTCGACAAAATTTCTATTGCTTGTTTTATTTGACGTCTTGATACCATTATGCAAATAATTTATCAAATGTGTTGTCGGCTTCTGAAGCACCAAGATCCCAATCCAGCACGCCAATAAGATTGTCAAGTTTTTTGTTGATCAATGTTGCCTCCATTTCATCATCAGCAAATGGCAGTTCTTTGAACCATTCAGGAATACGCAATTCATCTGTTGGATATGCGATAGAAGTATATCCCATTGGATTATCTTTTAACTTACACACAATGCATTTTTGGCCATCAATGATGTCCATGGAGTATCTGTCATTGTAGACTTTTTTTAGTGTGTTCCAATTTATGGCGGCTCGGACATGTCCAGGCATGTTTACTTTGCCTTTACGTTTTTCACGAGAATGATATTCTGTTAGTTTGTTAACACGTCTTGGCGATCCTTTTTCCCATCCAGGCATTTTTTTGAACTCTAATCTAAAGTCTGCTATGAAGTCCATTACCTCTTCTTCATTTGCTCCAGTGAGTACTTTATCCAATACGTCAGATAAAAAATCCTGTATGTATGCCGGCGTGTCAGAACGTTTGAGATCTAGTCCCATAGCTTTAATTTTATCGACTGCTTCGCCTTCAAGATCATAAATCTTCATTGCATATCTTTTCTTGGTTATGAATAAGCCTTTTGATCCAACTGCTTCTCTGCCTGCCGCAATAAGTTTGCCATATGATGAAGGACAATTAAAAGCCTGATCCATGTATTTTGGAAAGGATTTGTTAACTTCTTCAGCAACAGAATCATATAGTTGCACTACAGACTCTGATGTCCAAGGCACATCTCCAGAATCTATATCATTTTTCAAAGGCTTGTATGCACTAAAATATACAGAATCTGTGTCACCATAAATTATTGACTGTCCACGATAATCATAATCGCCACAAATTATTTCATTTGTTTTCGAAGCCATGTGTTTTGTAATGCATCTTCCTGTAAGTGTGGTTGATTGGCCAATTCTTGTGTCAAAGAATCTGCATCCTGGATTTAATATTGCACCATATAAACTATTCAAGTTAATCTTTTTTACAAGTTGTCTTTTATCCCAAAATGCTGTTTCAACTGCATTTCCGGCATCAATTGCTTTTTTCCTCTTGGCTTGTAATTCTTTACGTTCAGAATACCAACGTTCTAATAATCCGGGTATCACTCCAGCAAATTCATGTGTGAATATAGTACCATTTGCAGAAAGCATCCAAGGTTGATCATTGTTAAAAATAAGTTCATACACTTCTGCCGCACTTAGAATGCTTGACTCACCAGTCTCCCAATCTATTGTTATGCTTTGTGCCCTGTCTTTTCTCATCACTGCTTGATATTCTAATGATCCAAATTCTCCCTCCCATGCTCCTGCAAAGGACTTTTTTTCTACAGTCATTCTTTCTTCAATAGTTGATTCAGTAAGTGTTTGGCGCAACTGTCCAACTATAGTTTCAGGGGCCATGTTCAATGCTCGAATCACAGATGGATACAGTGAATTAATATCAATTGACCCAATCCAATCCTGTAGTCCCTTTTTAGGATATGCCACATATGCTCCTGCGGCCGGATCCGATCCTGGTTCACGTCTTACTCTGTCGGGCACCACCATGCCACGTCTGTGTGCTTCATTTATGATGCCTTGTTCTGTAACAGCAACAGCACCCATTGTTGTTTGTATTAACACTGTGTTTTGATGTGCCAGTTCATTAGATAGTGCTATAAATTTTAGTTTGTCATCTAGTCTTCCCAGCAGTGCAACGTCTTGTCTGTTGTATTCAATAAATTTTACAAAGTCTTGATTGTATAATTGATCCAATGTGCCTTCATATGGTGTTTTCTGTTCACCAAGTTCCATCTTGGAAATAAAGTCCAAAGCATATGAATGTCGTTCTTCATATGTATATTTCCTGTACAACTGCATGTAATCTAAATGCACTCTGCCAATTATATCATAAGTAACTTCTTCATTGCCAAATCTTTCGAAAGTTCTTTTGCGTGGCAGTGTGTTCCACAAACATAATCTTCTTGTGTCATCTTTGCTCATCACCTTGGATATTCTATTAACTGTGTATGGTATGTCAAAGCCTTCGGAGTTCCAGCCACTGATTGCATCTGCATCTTCGATCAATGCAATAAATTTATCTAACATGTCTGCTTCAGAATCACACAACATTGTGTTTTCAAATTTTTGTTCGATTATTTCGGGATTAGGGAAATCCTTGGGAGGAATAGCCAATGATATCAACTGATCTAACCATTGTAGATATACTGTTATTGAAATGATCGGTGCCCATGCATCTGCTGGTTTGGCATAGCCTTTTGCTGGATCAAAATCAACTTCTATGTCAAAAAATGCAACTTGTAGTTCTGGAGCATCTTTGTTGAGATAGTTTTCCTCCAAGCATCTAAATATTGGATTGATGTCTGATTCATACAGCCTTTTTCCAGACTGCATGTGTAGTTCACGTTTGAACTCTTTGCCAGACTTCGTTGCTATTCTTGATACAGAAGTTCCATGCACTGACTTGAATTTGCCTTTAGGATCATCATAATATGCCACATATCTTGCTGGATATTCGACATAACGTCTTTCGCCTTCTATTCTTTCAACCACAGATATCTTGTCTGTGTCTCTATCGAATAGTGCATCGACGTAACTCATTAAATTTGTTTTGCCACCGCTAATAGTTCTTCAAGTTCTTCTATGTCTTGTTTTTCTGCATCTAATGACTCTTTGAATGCAACTGATATTGCTTTTGTCAGTAGTGCTGGTTTTATTTCTAGTTCTTCTGCCACTGCCTTTACAGTGTCACGCAAACCTTCTGATAAATCTTTTACTTCTTGTTTGACTTTGATTCCGCTTTCAATTACGTGTTTAACTTTTGCTTGTTCTTCTGTGTTAAGTGTTTTCATAAGGATCTCCTTAACACATTATAAAATAAAAAATTATTTTTGTCTATTGTTTTGTTTAGGGAATCGCACGATGTAGTCGAAATAACGTTTTGGTGGTTTATTTTTATTCAATGCAATACCTCTAGATCCAGGTGATTGTGGATCCTTGAGTTGGTTTCTAAAATCTATGCCAAGTTCAATCAGTTTCATTTTGCTCCTCGGATACAACAGATGGACTTTTTACATGCACTGGGCCTATTTCATGTCCATTCGAGTCATCGACATTGAACTGTTCTGGTTTATCTTGCTCCCATTGTGTAAAATATGAATCATCTGTAATAGTGTCTTCTCTTGTGTTTTCAACTGTGTAAAAGTTTTGATCTATTAAGTAACCTGGATTTTTGGTAAGTCTCTCTTCCATAAAAGCATCATCATACCAAATTGTTCTATTGTTTGGATATGCAAAAAATG